ATTACCCATCCTTCAAGTGTTTGTTCTAGTACAAATTGATCTTTTTCTTCATTTAGCATATTAATACCCTGCGTATGCGTCTAATAGTTGATAGTCTTCTTCTTCAAAGTCCGATGTGTATGCTATGTTAGCTAATTGGTCTATGTAAGCTAATGCATCAATTAAATCATCGTGTACTAATTGATTAGGAAACTGAAATAACTCATCAAGGAACTGACTGTTCCATTCTCCTTTGTTTAAGGAGATTGTACCATGTTCAAACCTGCCTTGTAAAGCCCAAACAATTCTGTCGGTTTTCTTTTTATTGCCGTGGGTAAGCTCGTCCACTCTAAAAAACCGTTGATTCTTTTTCATGTAGTCGCTTAAGTATGGAAGTACAGCGTTCTTTAATGCTCCCTTCTCTATACCTACTGCTACAGGTTGGTAGTCTCTGACTGCTTGGAAGATTCTTCTGGCAGTCTCTTGGACACCCCAACGCCCATGTACAATATTAGCAACCCACCAGCCTTCTTCGTTCGCTTTAACAATAGCGATAGCCGTTTGGTCAAGTCTTTTTGTCTTCGTTGTAACTTTAGCGACATCCGCAAAACCCGCCAAGTCAACCGCAATGTAAAACTGACCTTGTTCAGGCTCTTCCTCAGAAAATTTAATATATTCTTCTTTAAAAAGTTCACTACCTTGAGCCTCAAAAGATGCCATAAACTCCTGACGGAAGGAAAAAGCTGACATAGACTTTTGAGCCGCTTCAATCTCTTCAGGGTCTAGCAATGGGTTATCATAGCTTGTAAAATGAAAACCTGCAAAACTAGGATCATCAGATACACAAGCGTATGTATATAGTTCATAAAAGTGATTACGTCCCATAGGCGTACCTATAAACAACGCATCACCCTTTTGGTCAGCCAAGGCAGGTCTCAGTATCTGCTCCCAAACCTCTGGCTTCATGTCAGCGTACTCATCCATTACTAGGAACTTGAGGCTGACACCCCTCATTGTCTCTGGTCTATCCGCACCCTTTAGGGCAATTACAGCACCATTAATGAGTTTAATCTGTAGGTTATTAACGTGGCTAGAGGCTATGACGTTATGACCTAACTCTAGTAGCATCTGCCACATAATGTCCCTAGCCTGTCCCTGTGTAGGGGCAACGTAGAACACATGGCCTTTGGTATCACTAAGGGCGCGGAGTATTAACATCCATGCCGCTAGTCTACTCTTACCTGTACGTCTACCTGCGGCTATAACTTTAAATCTTGTTTCGTTGTTATATACTTTCTGTTGCCACGGTAGAAGAGAGACATTTAAGTCCGTCAACTATAGCACCACATTACAGGAGACTCACCAACGTCCAACTTGCGGATGTCAACATGGACAAAGCTGTCAGCAACTCCGATACCGTTGAACCCCATCGCAGTGGCGTGTTTAACGATGTCATACCTTTGCTGAGAATTCTCAGTCCTGATGTCACAGGCGATACCTTGTGCGTGAGTTCCTGCAACTTTTTTCTTAGCCTCTATGGGATGACTAGGGTCTCTGTAACCACTAGTGATTATAAATGGAAAACCACATACATAACGTAGGTGATCTAATTTGGTTAGGAACTGATCGTCAATCTTATTCTTACCTGTGTACTGACAGGCAAACTCTTCCCTGTTAAAGTATCTTAACATATCATTAATGTTATTAATCATTGACAACTTCTCCCTCTAATGGGTCTTGCTGTTCATTACCAGAGATAACAGTGGTTTCACCACCTACTCCAGTGATAGAGATGTTGATAGCACTACGACCACCACTACCTCCTTTCTCCTTCTCAAAGTAACTGATAGGTAACATCCTATCCATTACCAACTTCCATGCCGCTGACTGATTCTTATGATCGTTGTCAAGAGCCGCATCAAAGATTGCATCCATCACTTTGCGTGACTTTGGGGACGCAAGCATCCTAGCTTTATAGTCGTTGATGATTGAAGCATCACCTTTGGGGCGACCTACCCCTTTTCTATTACCTGTTGTTTTAGACACTACAGATTTCTTTGGTGGCCGACCCTTCCGCTTCGCGGCAGTGGCTGACCTATCTATTTCTTTACTCAAAGTATTCCCCTTAGTTATCTTAAGGATACTTAAGTAGAGTTTAGTTATTTTCTTTAATTATTAATAAAAGTAAAATACTATAGTTTACTTAAGGTACTTAAGGCGCGGATGGTTTCCTTTAACTAACTTAGTATACTTGATATTATAGCACAGATCAGTCTAAAAGTCAAGCATTATTTTCTATATTTACTAAATTATATTGAGTACACCCAAGCCCCTTGTGTGTCAACCTGTGTGTCCCTTAACTGCTTGTGTCAAGACTAGGGGGCCACCTGTGTTTTCCTTATGTAATTCAAGGACTTAGGTATACTTAAGGATACACCCCTTTTTTCCTAATTTACTCCTTTTTTGTATGCCAGAGGGTACTGTAACAATCCTGCGATAACCCGCGGCCCCCCCGCCCCCCAACGGGCTCCCCCGGGGCTACATTAGTTATACATGAGTTATCCACGGCCTGTGCATAAGTCATCCACAGGTTATACACAAGGCTCCATGTTGGCACGGGTATTGCATGGGTGACCAAGGGCCGCCATTGGGTCGAGCTTATGTTTGACAGGTGAAGTGTGAGTATGCTAGTGGATACCTATAGAGCCACATGCAAACACCATGCCACTTATGTATTCACAAGATGAATGACGATTATATAGTTTACATTATATACATTAGCTGATCATTCAGGCACTGTAGCACTTCATTCATTTATACAGGTATATACACATGGCTACTAAAACTATGACAATCAAGCAAGCTAAGGCACTCGCGGCAGAGTTGGTACTAGGTACAGCGGTTAAGACTAAAGTTACTGACGCGGTTAGTTCTCTATACTACAAACATATTGACGATAATCGCTTAGGTGCTGATACGGTAATGATAGAATTATGGTGTGGTTGCGCGGTTGATAAACCATCACTCGCGGTAATAAGGGCAATATTTAATAGAGTCACTGCGAGAATACATAAAGAGTTAGATATAGATAAACGCGCTATGTGCGTTAAAGACGGCAAGTTAGTCGAAGTTCAATTCCGCGGTGCTAGTAAAGGCACGGGCAATGGTGGTGATGGTGAAGGCGATACTGGTAAAGCGTCTACAGGTGCAAGTGTAATAGCACCTAATGGTCAAGCATTATCACCAGTCGAAGCACTAGCGGAAGCATTGTTTCAACTATCGGCATACGCGGAAGAACTAGCCAAAATAGAACAAGACAGCGAATTGTCACAATCAATTATAGATGTTGATCTCTCTCTATGTCAGATCAAAGAGAAACTATTGGAAGCATTGATTCCACTAGACAAAGCGGCATGATAGCTATACACTAGATGCCGTTAGATACTAGCGGCATTTATGGGTAAAGTTATAACAAGTTACAATTAATGGAGTATATACAAATGATTAAATTGTCAAAAGCGGGTAAGATGCCTTGTAGGTCTTGGAGTCTACAGGCATTAGATACGTGTCCCGCATCAAAAGATTCTAACGGTGATCTAGTCCCTGCGTGTAAGGGATGCTACGCCACAAGCGGTAACTATAGATTTCCTAATGTCAAAGCACCAAGGGAGCATAATAAGGAAGATTGGAAGCGTGATTCATGGGTTGATGATATGGTCGCAGAACTAGACAATGATCGGTATTTTCGTTGGTTTGATTCAGGTGATATGTACAGTATAAAACTCGCTCAAAAGATGCTTGAAGTCATGCGTTTGACTCCGTGGTGTAATCATTGGCTACCAACTAGAATGCATAAGTTTGACAAGTTTGCCCAAGTTATCGCAGACATGGAGTCATTGCCTAACGTGGTTGTTAGGTTGTCCAGTGATAGCGTACTAGGTGAAGTTATTCCGAATGTGGCAAACAGTAGCACCATATTGCCCACAATAAGCCATAGTTTAAAAGGCGTCACAGTTTGCGAGGCAAGTACACGCGAGGGCAAATGCGGATCATGCCGCGCATGTTGGAAAAAGGATGTTTCAGTAATAGGATACCCCGCGCATGGTGTATCAATGAAAAAACAAATTAATAATCTAATAGCTATTGGGGGGTAATACAATGGAATTTAAAACGTACTGTTTAAAAGAATTTGCGGCAATGGTTGCCTTAGCGGTCGAACATGGCTTACAATTTCAGGCGGAAGGTTGCGGAGATGAGCTACACCGCGTCTATATAATAACTTATACTGGAGGTTTTTAATACAATGAAAAAAGCATACGAGCATTTTAGTGATGAATATATGTACCTTGACTGGTTTAATAATTTTCTGACTGTGGCTAGATTCGCGGAGTATTACGAAATGAGCGAAGAACAAGCCCACGATTTAATAAAACGGATGCGGATGGAGTAAGCACCACAAAGCCTATGGTTTGCATTCTTAGGCTTTTTAGTGTTTATTAGTAGGGTAGCATAGCCTAACCCATGAAATAGGCTTAGAATTAACTATATGAGGTTTTAAGGTATGAATAATAACAGAGAGCCAGAAAGTGACTTCTGGGCGTGGATAGGTGTTGCAATTTTGGTCGGAGTCTATATAATGGCTAGTACGTTGGAATTTTTTACTCTGATTCCTTAATTTATAACTTGTTACAACTAGAGGTGATTTATGGTACGTTTTATGGAGAACAGAAAGGAACTGCGCGGTTTGATTCAGCAGTTAAAGGACGGAGGGTTTACGGTAACCAATAGCGATGGGTGGTATAAAGCTTTGGATGATGACGATACCGAAGTTATGGTCGCAATGCCCCATAGTGATGGCTCGTACATGCTTAATTTAAACAATGATTATTTTGATCAATCAGGGAGACACTGAGATGGAAATTGAAGGATTGACACAAAAGGAAATAGTGAAGGCACAGTTTGACGCTCTGTCTCGCTTAGGGGATGAGAGAACCTATGCTCAAAACTTGCTATATGACAAGGTAAGGCGCGAACACTTAGCCAATGTACACATGGATGGTCTAGAGAGTGTCTATGCTTGCAGACCTTTCACGGAGCATTCAAAGCAGGTTATGCGTACCCAAGCAGTTGATTTTATGGCTAATGTTTACGGGGTGGATTTATGAAAACTAACGACCTGTACGAACATAGCGAATTCACGCATTGGCTGTCACAAATGCCTGAGAATGTTGCGTGTAATTACCGCGAGGAAATGGTTGATTTGCACGGTACGCGAGTTGAGATCATATTTTACATAACAGATGAGGAGGTGGAGTTATGAACTGGCGAATAGGTAAAAACACGCTGTCAATAGAACTCAGGAATGGTACAGGTATAGATATTGAGTTTGTGGATTCTAGGGCAGTATGGACGGTAAACGAAAATGATCCTTTCAGTTTACAGGCTATGCCCTTTAGTGGTACAATAATACTGTTACCATTACTGGTTATATCCTTTGGTTATGTCTATAAGGTGGAGGAAATTGACAATGAGTAGAATAAAAGAACGCTTGATCGGGTATGAAGGAGGCGATGATAACGACATTAGACCTATTACCCGATTGATTGATGAGATGGTTGACTATGAAATGTTAGCTATGACATTACAGGAGGCGCACCAACGCGCAGAGGATAGCGTCAGGGCTTACTACAACACCCTGACAGCCAAAGAGTTTTTAGACCAACATAAGAGGGCTTTTAGCCATGAGTAGATGCAAAGCGTGTGACGTTATAATGAATGAGTTTGAGATGAGAAGGATTGACAGAGCGACAGGGGAATACTCAGAGTTATGCTCAGATTGCCTGTCAGCATCCAATGAGGCAACACTGGACAGCCCTATGCACACGATTCTTGATGATGTTGTCAATCCCTTTGAATTCCTAGCGGACATGGAGGAGCAATAGTAGTATTGATTTGATGAATAATGGGTATAACTTTGAATGATTAAGGTTATGCCCTAATTCATGTTATACTATACTTATGTATTAAAGGAAAATATTTAATATATAATTATAGTATTAACCAAACGATTCTTAAGTTATAACAAGTTACAAAAGTTATACATAAGGGTCATTCACTAAGCTAGAAAAAAGAGGTAGTAACTATGGCAGTATTAGAAGGTCTATTAGCATTTGAAAACTTGGAAGAGCATGAGATGTATCAGGGTCAATCAACAGGTAAGTTCTCTGTTGTCCTAACCTTGGACGATTCAACTGCTGACGAGTTGGAAGGCAAAGGCGTTAAGTTGCGTGAGTATGAAGGCGCAAAGCAACGGAAGTTCTCAACTAAGTACAGTGTCCCTGTGCTTGATGCAGAAGGAGGTTCATTCAAGGGACGTATTGGCAGAGGGTCTAAGGTTCGTGTCCTGTATGCAGAGGGACAGCCTCACCCTGTACATGGTACTTCAGTCTATCTCAACAAGATCAAGGTCTTAGAGCAAGCTGAAGATACTGGTGGAGAGGACTTCTAAATGACATCCTCGTTTGTCCGACATGAGCCATGCCCCAAGTGTGGCTCAAAGGATAACTTGGCGAGGTACTCCGATGGTCACGCCACCTGTTTTTCAGGTGGTTGTGACTACTACGAGAAAGGTAACGGTCAGGTTATAGAACAAGCAACACAAAGAAAAGCGAGGCATTTGGAAATGACAGGAACAGTAGCGGCAATCCCTGACAGGAGAATAAGCCAAGAGGTGGCTAAGAAGTACGGAGTCACCGTTGAGTTTGCCCCTGATGGGAAGGTCAGTAAACATCACTACCCATACCACGACAAGGACTCAGGTGCAGTGTTAGGCACTAAGGTACGCATTGTGGACAACAAGAACTTTTATGCTACAGGAGAATTTAATAATGTTGGGTTGTTCGGTCAACAGGCTTTCAAGGGTGGCGGTAAGTACATTACGGTCACAGAGGGCGAGGCAGACGCACTTGCAGTTCACGAAATGTTTGACGGAAAGTGGCCTGTTGTCTCCATTAGAAGTGGCTCAAGCGGAGCATCAAAAGACATTAAAGAAAACCTTGAGTGGTTAGAGTCCTTTGAAAACGTAGTCATTTGTTTTGATGCAGATAAAGCAGGACAGTTGGCGGCTAAGTCTGTCCTTGATTTGTTCACCCCTAACAAGGCAAAGAATGTCGTATTGTCCATGAAGGACGCAGGGGATATGCTCAAGGCTAACAAGGTCACAGCCTTTGTTCGTGAGTGGTGGAACGCTAAGTCATATCAGCCTGATGGAATCATTGCAGGTAATGAGACTTGGGATTTAATCATCAAGCAATCCGATGTCAAGTCCATACCCTATCCTTGGGCTTGTCTGAATGAGTACACCTATGGCTTCCGTCCGCGTGAGTTAGTCACAATCACTAGTGGTAGCGGCATGGGTAAGTCTCAGATGGTACGTGAGTTAGAACATTACTTGCTAGGTGCTACGGAGGACAACATAGGCATCCTAGCGTTGGAAGAGGACATACCTAAGACAGCATTAGGCATCATGTCCATTGAAGCTGAGAAGCAACTACATCTTAACCAGACTATCTCTGAGGAAGAGAAGAAGAGTTATTGGGATAAGACGTTAGGCTCTGGGCGCATCTATATGTTTGATCACTGGGGTTCTACTAATGAGGACAACCTACTTGGGCGCATACGTTATATGGCTAAAGGGTTGGACTGTAAGTGGATTATCCTTGATCACCTTAGCATTGTGGTTAGCGATCAGGACAATGGGGACGAGCGTAAAGCCATCGACAGCATTATGACTAACCTTAGAAAGCTAGTTCAGGAGACAGGTGTAGGGCTATTCCTAGTATCACACTTGCGTAGACCTAGCGGCTCAAAGGCGCATGAAGATGGCGGTAAGATTAGTTTGGGAGAACTACGTGGTTCAGCGGCTATTGCACAGCTAAGTGATATGGTCATTGGACTTGAACGAGATCAGCAACACGCTGACCCTGAGACACGTAACACCACAACAGTTCGTGTACTCAAGAACAGATTTGTTGGACTCACTGGTGCGGCTTGTTACCTTTACTATGATAAAGAGACAGGTCGGATGATTGAAACTAGTTGCCCTATGGGTGAAGAATCGGAGTTTTAATTATGAAACAGTTTGTACTTGACATTGAAGCCAACGGCCTTGACCCTGATACAGTATGGTGTATTGTTGTGCGACAGCTAGGACACGATGATTCCTTAACTTGGTCGGGAGATAGACTACCTGAATTTATAACTTGGTTACAACTGCAGGACGAGTGCGAACTAATTGGTCACAACCTTATAGGATATGATATACCTGTACTGGAAAAACTACTAGCGGTAGACTTTAGCAAGTGTAAAATAACTGACACACTGGTAATGTCCCGACTAGCTAATCCGTCAAGAGAGGGTGGTCATTCCTTAGATAACTGGGGTTCTATACTTAATTGCCCCAAAGGAGATCATAATGTTTGGGATGTTTTTTCGTATGATATGTTGGAGTATTGCATACAGGACGTTAGAGTTAATGCGTTGGTGTACCAGAGATTACTTTCTGAGCTTAGAGGCTTTGAGTCTGAAAGTATTGATCTTGAGCATCAAGTACAAAGCATTGTTACTCAGCAGATTAAACAGGGGTGGCTCTTAGACCAAGAGAAAGCTTATCATTTACTGGCTACATTAAAGGAGAAAAAGAATGACCTTGAAGATGAAGTGCATCAGGTTTTCAAACCGTTACCGACATTTGTCAAAGAGATTACGCCCAAGTTTAAGAAGGATGGTACGCAATCGGTTGTTGGACTCAAGTTTCTTGGTGATAACTGGGAGGAAGCGGTAGCACCCTTTAGTCGCATAGATTTCCCTGTGTTTAATCTAGGTTCAAGACAGCAGATAGGCAGACACCTACAGTATTATGGGTGGAAGCCTAAGCAATTCACTGAGACAGGACAGGCCATCGTTGATGAGGCAGTGCTAGGTACAGTGAAGGGCATACCACAGGCCGCTTTGATAGCTGAGTATCTTATGATACAGAAGCGTGTGGCTCAGGTACAGAGTTGGTTAGAGGCTGTTAAAGAGGACGGTAGAGTACATGGTTACGTTAATCCTAACGGAGCAGTGACAGGACGTATGACTCATTCCAGTCCTAACATGGGACAAGTACCTGCGGTTTACTCACCGTATGGTAAGGAGTGCAGGGACGTATGGACAGTACCAGAAGGTTACAAACTTGTAGGTATGGACGCAAGCGGTCTTGAGTTACGGATGCTTGCACATTACATGAATGACGAGGGCTATACAAATGAAATTCTCACAGGAGATATTCACACGGCAAATCAGTTGGCTAGCGGCCTTGAAACTAGAGACCAAGCAAAGACTTTCATATACGCTTTCCTTTATGGAGCAGGAGATTCCAAAATCGGAAGTATCGTTGGAGGAAGTGCAAAGGATGGTAAACGACTTAAGGAAAAATTCCTTGGAAATACGCCATCTCTTGGAAGACTACGAGAACGAGTTGCAGTGGCATCTGGAAGAGGCTATGTTCTTGGATTGGATGGGCGAAGGGTCTATGTACGGTCACAACACGCGGCACTGAACACTTTGTTGCAGTCCGCAGGGGCTATTGTTATGAAGAAAGCCTTGTGCTTGTTGGATGAGTACGCAACTAAATGGAACATTGACTATAACTTTATAGGAAATATACACGATGAAATCCAGACAGAGGTTAGAGAAGAGAAATCAGAGGTTTTCGGAGGACTTGCAACCAGTTGTGTCGAAGCCGCAGGAATCTACTACAAGCTCAACTGCCCCCTTGCAGGAGAGTTTAAAGTTGGAGATAGTTGGGCAGACACCCACTAATAAGAACTGTATTTATGAAGATGGACAGTGGTGGTACGTTGGAACTAATGATGGGGGGCGTAGAAGTGTAGACGCTCACAATAAAAAGAACACTAGCCGTATGTTTGTAAATGGCAAGTACGTCCCTAAGTCTCACCCCCTGTACAAAGCAGGGAGATACAAAGGGTTTGAGGAAGCGGCCTTTAGTTCCTTGGAGAACTACAAGGAGAGCGCGGAAGGTGAGGTATACATTATCACCAACAAAGCTTGGGATGGTTGGGTCAAGGTAGGAATGGCTGTGGACGCGGAAGACAGGTTAAAAAATTATCAAACCTCTTCCCCTTTCAGAGATTATGTGTTATACTATAGTTATGATACTGATGATAGACGTAAGGCTGAATCTACAGCCCACTCAAAGTTAGAGCAGTTGTTTGAAAGGAATAACGAGTGGTTCAAATGTACACCACAGGAAGCCAAAGGGGTTTTAAATGAACAACAACAAGACAACGGATAACTTGGTGCAAGACATCTATGATTTAATGATCAGCAAGGACGCTGATCCATCGGTAGATGTTGAGGCAGAGATAGATAAGTTTGGTGAGGGTGTTAAGGCTCTTATGCGTACAGAGTTTGGCAGGGAGAAGCGTAAGGATAACCGTAAGCTACGCCTGTCTAACATTGGGCGCACCGATAAGTACCTATGGAATCATGTCAACGGTACTGAGGGCGAAGACATTCTACCGCACACTTATGTGAAGTTTATGTACGGTCACTTGATTGAGGAGATGTTGTTATTCCTTACTCGCATGGCAGGACATAGTGTAACTGACGAACAAAAGGTATGTAAAGTTGAAGGAATCGTGGGTCACATGGACTGCAAGATTGACGGTGTTGTTACTGATGTCAAGTCAGCAAGCAGTTATGGGTTTAAGAAGTTCAAGGATGGATCGCTTGCCTTTGACGATCCCTTTGGTTATATTGATCAGATCAAAGCCTACGCTCACTCAGAAGGAGACAGAAAGTTCGGGTGGTTAGCTATGGACAAAGCCAACGGACACCTGACCTACCTCAAGTACGACTTGGATGATAAGAATGCTAGAGTTTACGATGCGCTGTCTCAGGATATAGCAGAGAGAGTACGCCATGTAAAAAAGCTAGTAGAGCATCCAGAACCAGAGTTACTTTGCTACGAGCCTTTGCCCGATGGCAAGTCAGGAAACTTAAAACTCTCCGTTGGTTGCTCTTACTGTCAGTTCAAAAAACATTGCTACCCAGACTTAAGAGTATTCAATTATTCCTACGCTCCTAAGTTTCTTTGTAAAGTAGTTAAGGAACCTAACGTACAGGAGATCATACTAGATGAAGAAGGTTTTTAGATCGGGACTTGAGTCTGCTCTTTACGATGTTCTTAATAAAGAGTTTAAGTATGAGCCTTACAAGCTACCTTACATTATACGTAAGAACTATCTTCCAGACTTTGTACATGAAGACAAGAAGATACTGATTGAGGCTAAGGGTTACTTTAGAGTAGGGGACACACAGAAATACACATCCATAAGAGATTCTATCGGAGATTGGGAGTTAGTATTTGTGTTGTCAGACCCTAACAAGAAAGTAAGGAAGGGCAGTAAATTAACTATGGGGCAGTGGTGTGATAAGGAAGGCTTCTCTCATTTCACTGTAAAGACAAGCAAAGAGTTACTGAAGTATGTGAGGAATAAAAATGTCACTAACACTTGAGGAATTAAAGGAAGAAGTAATAAGGGAGTACGATGTTGTTCTGTTGTGTGAAGTGTTAGACATAACCCCCGAAGATATTTTGGAAGCTTTTGAAGATCGCTTAATTATTAATAGAGATAAATTTACAGAGGATACTGAAGATGAGACTTAATGACGCAACTCCTGCTGATTGGGATAGGGTAGCTAAGGAACATCCTGCTATAGAAAAAGTACCCAAGATAGACAAGGCTATGAAAGCTTATGTAGACATGGCTGATGAAGAACTTGAGGATTTAGTTAATAAGCCAAAGCATTATAACACTGGCAACATTGAGTGTATTGAAGCTATAGAGGAGTCCATGTCTTCAGTAGCATTCAAAGGATACCTCAAGGGCAACTGTATGAAGTACCTTTGGAGGTACGACTATAAGGGCAAGCAGGTAGAGGACTTAAATAAAGCTAAGTGGTACTTAAACAAACTAACCATTATGGTTTCCAAGGAGAATAGTTAATGGATCAATATCAGCAGTTTATACATAAGTCTCGCTACGCACGTTGGATGCCTGAAGAGAAACGTAGAGAGACTTGGGAGGAGACAGTACAGCGTTATGTGGACTTCTGGGTTAACCGTGGACAGCTTGACAAGAAGACAGCCAAACGACTGTACAACGGAATACACAGCTTAAAAGTAATGCCCTCAATGCGATGTATGATGACAGCAGGGGAAGCCTTAGACAAAGACAATGTAGCAGGGTTTAACTGTAGCTACTTACACATAGACTCACCTCGTAGCTTTGATGAGTTGATGTATGTCCTTATGTGTGGCACTGGTGTAGGCTTTAGTGTTGAGCGTAACTTCATCAACAAGCTACCAATGGTTGCTGAGTCCTTCCATAAAACTGACAGTGTGATTGTTGTTTCCGACAGTAAGATTGGTTGGGCATCTGCATTCCGTGAGTTGATAGCTATGTTGTACGCAGGTAAAGTACCTCAGTGGGATGTAAGCAAAGTGAGACCTGCAGGAGCAAGGCTTAAGACATTCGGTGGTAGAGCAAGCGGCCCTGAGCCTTTGGTAGATTTGTTTAACTTCTGTATAGAGGTGTTCACCAAGGCTACAGGACGCAAGCTGACATCCATTGAGTGTCACGACATCTGCTGTAAGATAGCTGACATTGTAGTGGTGGGTGGTGTACGTAGGTCTGCTTTGATTAGCCTGTCTAACCTATCCGATCCTCGTATGGCTAAGGCTAAGATGGGTGATTGGTGGCGTAGTGAAGGACACCGTAGACTAGCTAACAACAGCGTAGCGTACACAGAGAAGCCTGACTTTGAGTCCTTCCTGTCTGAGATGCAGAATATGTACGAGTCTAAGGCAGGTGAGCGTGGTATCTTTAGTAGAGTTGCGGCACAGAAGATAGCCGCTAGGAATGGACGTAGAGACGCAGAGCAGGACTTTGGGACTAACCCTTGCAGTGAGATCATATTACGCAGTAATCAGTTCTGTAATCTGTCTGAGGTGGTTGTACGTGCTAACGATACCAAAGCTACCCTCAAGGAAAAAGTAGAACTGGCGGCTATTATAGGGACACTACAGGCTACTCTGACTGACTTCAGGTATCTACGTAAGTTGTGGCAGAGAAACACAGAGGAAGAGGCTTTGCTTGGTTTAAGCTTGACAGGCATTATGGATCATAAGGTCTTAAGCAATGACACAGCGTCAGCAAAGTGGTTGGAGGATTTAAAAGATGTGGCAATCAAAACTAATAAAGCTTGGGCAAACAAGTTGGGAATCAACCAGTCAGTGGCTATTACGTGCGTTAAGCCTAGTGGTACTGTGTCTCAGTTGGTCGATAGCGCTAGCGGCATTCATCCTAGGTTTTCTAAGCATTACATTAGAAGAGTTCGTTCAGACGCGAAAGACCCGCTTGCACAGTTCATGTCAGCAGGAGGATTCCCTGTAGAGCAAGACATTATGTCCCCTGCATCCTTAGTCTATAGTTTCCCTGTGAAGTCACCAGAGACTAGTGTTACAGTCAAACAGGTGGGTGCAATGGAACAGCTTAAGTTATGGAAGGCTTACCAGAACCACTGGTGTGAACATAAGCCAAGTATCACTGTTTATTATACAGACGATGAGTTCTTGGAAGTTGCTCAGTGGATTTGGAATAACTTTGACTTGTGCAGTGGGATTAGTTTGTTGCCAGTTAGTGATCATGTGTATCAGCAAGCTCCTTATGAAGACATCAGCGAGGATAAGTATCAGGAGTTAGTACAGCAGATGCCTGTGGGTATTGATTGGAATGACCTTGTTAACTTTGAACAAGAGGATAATACAACAGGCAGTCAAGAGTTAGCCTGTGTGGGTGGTGCATGTGAAATAGTGTAGAGTTGTAACTTGTTATAAAACTAAGGGGCCTTAAGTGGCCCCTCTTTTATTCTTCGTCTTCTAGTGCAGAAACAACCCCTGCTGTCGTTAGTAACCCTGCGGCCCCTGCTGTCCCTTGTAGTTTTCTTTTAGCTGAATTAGCTCTAGCTACGTCAGCCTCAGTAACTTGAGGTTTAGAAAACTTCATGGCTCTTTTTGTATAAGCCTCGTTTGTTTCTTTTGGCAGTTGTTTTACACCTGTTACTTTTTCTGTTTCTTTCAGTGCTTTGTTAATCTTTCTTTTTGTCATGTTGGTTTTTATTTGTTTGTTGTTATACTTAGCACCTGTTTTAATTGAAGACTCAATCAGCGGAGAGACAGTGATTAAACCATGACCACCAATAGGGTCTTTACCAAAGATGTCATGTCCGTCACTTAACATTGTATACATCTTTTCTTTGTTAGGATCAACTACAACAAAAGCATTAACACCGCCCAGTTCTTTTTGTCTTGAATTATAAGACTGCTGTGTAACTAAGTAACCTTCAGGTTTTTTAATGTCTGTTAAATTTCTAGCACCAACAGAGTTCCCTGCTTCGTCACTTACTCTTGCCATTTTTATAGCTTTAGTGTCTAATAGTTTATTAAAAGAATCTAAAACTTTTTGTTCTCCTTTTTTAAGCTTAGAACCTTTAAGTGTTTTTGCTCTAGCCCTTAATAAATCATTTACAACTTGACTAGGCTGACCGCTAACACCTAGCTTTTTCATTAGTTGATAGGTGTTGTTGTTTAAAGTAGAAGCTATCTGCATAAACTCTACCATTCCTTCAGAGTCTAATTTAGCTTTGGGTTTTGTCCCTGTAGATTTTCGGAGGTTATTAACGACTTTTAAATAGGTGTCTGTAGATTTTCCGTGAAGTGACCTAACTACCTGCGCCCCTCCTCCTGAAAGACCAATAGATTCTACGTAACCTACATTTTTATCTACAGAAGGGTCTTTAATTTGATAGTCATATCTATAGTTTTGTTTTTTAATATGAGGGCCATCAGTCAAATGCTTGGTAGCTCTTTGAATTATAGACTCTGGAATCTCACCTGTAGTTCTAAATCCTTGACCTATGCCCTTAGACAGGGTGGCTCCGTCTGATCTAGCAATTCTTGAATCTAAATAGTTAAGCCCCACAACGCTTTTTTCAAGTAAGGCATCCTCTGACATATCAAGTTGCCTATTAATAGCGATAGCTGTCTTTTCTGCGTCTTGTCCAACATCACTTGCCCAATCATCTAACTTTCTATCAGAAATACCTAAAACCCTGCGTTTTGCAACAGCCGCAGGATCAATGCTTTCCCTAACAGCAGGAGCTACAGACTTTCCGTATTCTTTTAGAAAGTTTATTCCCCCTTTTACAGGGTTAGTATAAAACTCAGCAATATCTGTTGGGACGTTTTGCGCCACTCTGTTAACTAAGTTACCTGCGCTTGAGAAGAGACCCTTACCTCCTCTGGCTAAAGATGGCCCTGCCACTGGAACAGCCCCTAACATAGCCAACATTCCTGCTGTTCCGTAGTTTCCCGCCTCATATTCATCAGCAATATCGGCAGACATCAAACCACCACCAACAGCAGGTAGAAAGTCACCTACAGATAAAAGGTTTTCTGCTTGCCTATAGTTTTTCCGTTCTCCACCTAAAGACTCCGCAAGGATGTTCCTTATGGAGTCTCGCCAAGTAGGATCAACAGCAGTAATTGAACCTACATCGTCATCAGCAGTAGGGAAAAAATCAGGAGTACGTGCATATCTTTCCTGCGTGTTGACAGTATACTCTCCCAGAAGGTCTCTTAAAAAGCTATCATACTCTTTATCAGCCATTTAACTATCCTATTGTCTAAAGTAGTTACGCATTTCCGCTTGCTCTTCTTCAGACAGAGCATCCATTGTGTCGCTGACAATAAAGCTTGCGAACTTTTCCATAGCTTCAGGAGATTTAAACGTCATCTTTTCAAAAGCAAGTAACTTGTTCACAGCTTTAGGATTAGAGGCAGCTTTTGATAGAAAAATAGGAGTAGCTAAGACTATAGAGGGTGCTACAAACGCCCCTACCATAGCACCTAAAGCCCCACCTGTTATGGCTACACCTGCACCTGCGCCAACAGAAGAAGATAACCCTTGAAGAGCTTGAAACTCTTTACCTCTTAGAAATAAAGTACCAAAGTTTCCTTCTGGTCTTTTACTGGCTTCAGAAAACAGATTAAATATCTGCTTTGTCCTTGCGTAGTCTTCACCCATAATAACTTTTAATCTTTTGTCTGCGTCTGGTTTACTAAATTGGGCGGCTAGACTATTGTAACGTGAAATATCAAAATCAGGAGAAGATACATCAGGAATCAAGTTTCTAAGGAAAGACTGTTTAATGACTTGTTTTGCTTCCTTAGCTGTACCATAGGCTATTTCTGAAGGTAAGCCTTCTCTCTTACCTATTTCTTTATAAGCCTCATCTATGCTTTTCATAAAACCTTGAATTTTGTCACTATTAGATTGAGTAGTCAACATAGCGCCTAAAGCTTTATAATCACCAATTTCTGCTCTCATTATTGTATTTTTATTTAACATAGGAAGCAAACCAGACAGTCCTTCTTTATAGGAAGTCTTCAGTAACGCATATTCCTTTGCCATTTTAGGGTCAGCTTGTTTTAAAGTATTTATAAAAGAATCTTTTAAGATACCTTGTAATGCTATAAGTTCTCCATCAGCCACTGAATTATAGTTTTGCGTTCCTTTAGTTCCAAACTGACGCATTTGTGCTGACATCATTTTATCAAGACGAATTAAAGCTTGTGCTGACATATTTCCGTATTCTAAAGTTCCTGCTAGTTCTTTTTCAATATATGCTATAGTAGCATCGTCAAGAAGTATTTTATCTTTAGTCACCACTTTACCATCAACTACATCTGAGGTTTTTATAGTGTTTTGTTTTAAGTATGACTCTAGTTGTTTCTTAATTCCTGCCGTGTTTACAGTTCTGTTTTTAACTTGACTCATAATAGAATCTAAACCGTCACCATAGGAATCACTAAGTGCTGATCGACCTGCGGATAAAATGTCAAACATTGCTCCCCCTAGATCGGAAGGAGACGCACCAGTTCTTAAGTCAACAGCATTAGCTATGTCGTTCAACGCTGACTGTGCCGCTTCATTTACTTTCTTTACATTACCTGTGGCTTCCTTACCTGATAAAAGACCTGCATCCCCTATCTTTTCAGCAAAGACAGCAAGACTAGAGGCTTGTCCTGTTTGATACCTCGTTAAACTAGACCCACTTTCTTCTAAAATCTTTTGAGTTGCTTTTAAAGACTCAGCTGATCCTGTCTCTAAACCTTCCTTTATTATTTCTTCCGCTACTTCCTTTGGCCCATAACCTAAAGCGGCTTTGGCGGCTAGATATGGCCCTTTTAAATACTTACCTAAAGTTAAAGTTGCTACATCAAACCCTGCGGATATTAAAGCTTCTTTAACAGCAGATTGAAAGTCCAGTTCTTTACCTTCCAAAACATCAGATGTTAAAGACCCTGCTCCTGTCCCTACTGAACCGCCTATGATTCCCCCTGCTACCATTCCTGGAGGGCCTAAAGGAATACCTGCCGCGGCTCCTGCAAGACTACCTCCAAGACCCAAAGGTATTTCCATGTTTCCCTTAAGGAAATCACCTACGTCCTGATACCAAGGCAAGTCTTCTTCTGTAGGAGTTGGTTTTGGAGCAAAGTCTTCAAGAGTAGCCAAGCCGCCAGAAATTGCTAAGTCTTTGACTACTTCTTCACTGGTTCCCACAGGTACGTCATAAATAGTTTCACCGTTAGGAAGATCAACATCATAAAGTTTACTCATTATTTCCCCGCTCTTTTTTTCAACATATCAAACGTTACTTTTTCGTTTTCGGGTTCTTTATCTTCCTTTAACAACTCTTGTACAAAAGCATTGTATTCGTCAAAGTCTTCTGAATCAGAATATAGTTTAGCTTGTGAAATTCTTTGATTCATATCTTTAATTAATCTTTTAATAATTGCACTATTAGCTTTGTTTCCTCTTCCAACTGTTGCCGCTATTTCTAATAAGGCCATTCTTTCAGGATCAGAAATAACACCACCAAAGATAGGCTTTAACGACTTAAAAGTTTCCATAGCTAACACACGCTCAAAGTCTGCTCTATTGCCGCTAGTTACACCAAAGAAATCTTCTATACCATAAGCCGCTATGTTGATAGGGCCGCCTGTTGGTAAAGTTTCAAGTATTTTTTGAGCTTCCTCAATGTTCTTTTTATTATCAAGTAAAGCAGGTAAACCACCAACAGCCTGAGCTTTGTTTTTTAGAAATTCTTTTGATTTCTCTTTAGCTGCTGACGTTTCAATTATTCTTGCTTGTTTTTCTGCTGAAGTCTCTCCAGAAGAACCAACAGGAGTAACATTTCCTACAGGTTCAGTTGGCCCCGAAGCATCAACAGGGGAAAGAGATGTTGAAGTAGTTTTAGTTCTTGGGTCTTTTATTTGTGTTCCATAAAAATAATTCCCTTTTTCATCTACCCATTTATCTGATCCTCCAAACTGAGCATTAACATCTCCTGTAGCATCAGGTAAAAAGTCTTTTAAGTTTTTAGCTGTGGCAACTCCTGATTGTACTAACATCGCTAACTGAGGTAGTTCAGGATATTTTTCCTGTACATACGTAGATAAAGAAATCCTATCAGCCGCTTCCTTATCTTCAAGCTCTTGTTTTTGAGCCACAGCAGATTCTTGAGCTTTAATTCTGTCAGCCATTTGTGCCGCACGTAAAGGATCAACACGAGACACAATGCCGACTAGCTTCTTCATGTCATCCGCGTTGTTTAAATCTAAACTTGACAACTCTGCTTGCATTTTTTCTTGAGGAGTACGCATATCTACCCCAAACAAGTTATAACTTAAATCTCTAGCCCCTTTATTCATTCTTTGAGCGTTTGAAGCTGATTGTTGCAATAGTGCTTCTTTCCAGCTACCACCAAAACTTCTAGGCTGTTCGTTTAAGGGGGTGTTTGTAAGCAAACCTACTAAATCTCTACTAGCCATTTTATTCTCCTATTATCCGAAAAGACCGCCAAGCGCACTACCTATTGCTCCACCAACTGGCCCTCCTAGTGCAGTACCCGCGGCTCCTCCTAGAGTGCTAAACAATCCTGCTTTACCTCCACCCTGTCCTGCAATGGCGTTTCCAATACCTTGAGATTCAAAGTAAGCTTGCAAAGCCGCTAACTCTGCCTCCGATTGAAGCACTGCACCAGCTTCTCTACCGCTTTGTGCTTGCGCTGATAGAGGAGTAGCTGTTTGAATTAGACTACTTAGCTCCTGCTGTGGTTTATAACCTAGACCCATAAGACCACCAGCTAAACCAAAAGCTTGTTGTCTGTCTGCTTGAGATTGTCCATAAGCTTGATAAGCCGCTTCATTACGTGCTTGTTCTTTAGCTAATTCTAGTGCAAATTGCTCTGGACTACCACCATACTGAGAAGTCATTAAACCTAGCCTACCTTGGCCTCTTAAACGGTTCTCTAGCTCAAGTCGTTGACGTTCTTCCTCTGGGCTTTGTATGCCTCTTATTTGCTCATATAAAGCCTTTTGTCGATCAAGAGGATCACCGCCTAGCTCATCTAAGAAACCGCCTGTCATGCCAAACAGACGGTCTTGTAGAGCTTGTTGTTCTTCAGATAGGTTCATATCAAACCCACCTTGTTCGTTAACATCCGCACCACCTAAGCTAGATGTGACACTAAAGGGTTGAAAACGACTAGCCTCAACTGATGCATCGCCTATTTCTTTTCCTTTACCTAAAATATCATCACCTAATTTTTTCATATCTTTAGATAATGCTCTGTTGCCAAAGTAGCCTGAAATAGCGTCTCCTAAACCACCAAAGTTCATTCCATCAAACATACCACTTGCACTACCGCCTGTTGCTTGTTGTGTAAGTCCGCCACCTAACATTAGTAACTCCCTCCGCTAATTGTACCTGATAGTGTTCCTGTGAGGCTACTTGCTGATAGTGTTGAAACAGTAACTACACCTGTGAATGTTGGCCCTGACAAGTCTGCTTTAGTTGCAATAGCTGTAGCGATAGAGTTAAACTCATCGTTTATTTCTGTACCTTTTACTATTTTACCTGCACTACCTGTTGGTAAATTATCTTTAGCCATAAAGTCTGTGGCTTTTGTATAATTACTCATTAAAAAAGTCTCCCTAATAATACGTTTATATCAATTTTTTGTATTGAAAATTCACTACCGCTAATTGTAGACTCTAAACCAACAGTGACTACGTTTCCATGTCCTGAACCGTGTACATTAGGTACTTGAGTTTGAGTACCTGCTGTGTATTCAGAAGTTGTAACATTGTATTCGCTTACACCATAATAAGCTATGTTTGGGTTAGTTCTTTTAGAGTTAAAAGTTTGTTTGTAATAGGAGTCTGAGTAATCATATCCCCAACTTAATACAGACTGTGCCTCTGCATCTCCAATGATTGTCATTTTAAACTTCTTAAGAAACTTAATGTTTGACGAGTTTCCAAAATCTAAAGGATTGCTAAAATAAGATAAAGGATAAGAAGAGACTGAATAAGTATACGTACCGCCAACAAGAGTACACAAGCCATCTACAAAACCTGTGTATTTGTATATGCCGCCTTGTCTTCCCATATATATAAAGCCTTCCTGCGTTCTTGTATAACACAACGCAATAGGAGTTGCCCACGTAGTAACTCTGTGTGATCCATCAGGTA